AAGTGCCTTCAAGTCAGGTATTAGTAGAGGAACGTATTATAATTGGTACAATGCAGATGAGCAGTTTGCCCTTGCTTGTGATGAAGCTATGGCCAAAGCAGAAGAAGCCCTTCTAAACCAAATCATGAGAATGGCCATCACTCGTGATGATTGGAGAGCACCAGCTTGGATTCTTGAAAGACGTTTCCCCGACCGTTGGGGAGCAAAGCAAGAGATCAAGATGGAGACCACAAGCAAGTCTGATGGGACTAGCGAAGTCTTATCAATGCTTGAACAAATTAAGAGAGGTCCTTCACAGCCACAGGAGAAGTGTTTTGACACAAAAACTGTGAAGGACCAATCAACCTAGGAGACTAGGAAGACCTTTAGGGTATGACAAACCCTTGAAGATATAGATAACAGATATTATGACAGCTATCAAACTAAACGAACTACAAAAGCAAATCATCACAGCCATTAAAGATGAACAGAAGGTAATCAGTGCAAGGTGTGGCTGGGGTAGTGGAAAGACTTGTGCTTTGGTCTTCTCCATTCTGTTCATTGCCAAGACAAGACCAGGCACTTCCACCTTGGTAGTCACTGACACCACACCAAGATACAACAGTGTTTTAATGCCCGAAATGCAAAAGTGGTTGTCTCCACTTGGTTGGACTTACAACCACACCAACAAACAATGGCTTGACCCTTCCACAGGCTCAACGGTGTGGTGTCGTTCCTATTATCGACCAGGAACAAGAGACGCTACCCATAATCCACTTGAAGGTTTAAATATCACAAGTGGTGTATGCCTTATTGATGAATGTCAAACCCTTGATGTTGAGGTGGCACATAAAGCCCTTGGTCGTCTTCGTGCTGGCCCTTCACCAATCTTGATATTGGTAGGCTTGCCTGTTGCAGATGCTTGGTGGTGCTCAATGGCAGAAAATGCAGGCTACATTCCTATGTTGTTCACAAGCTATGTCAACCAAGATAACCTTGCAGATGAATGGTTTGAAGCCACCAAGCTACTACCTGCAGAAGAACGTGAAGCCATGATTATGAATAAGCCCAAACCACCAACAGGCTTGATTTATCAAGAGTTCACAGAAGGCCACATTATTGAAGATTGGACTTACAAGCCCACCATGACAGGAAGGATTGCCATAGATTGGGGCTTTAGAAAACCAAGCGTGTTGATTATTTGCCATGATGAAGACCTTGAAGCTGATATAATATGTCATGAGTTCAACCCAAAGGAAGTGACCACTGAGCAGTTGACTGCACTTATCCTTTCGGTTGCTTGGCCAAGGTCACTAAAAGACCAAGCACCAAGTGATAGGATATGGTTAGACACAGGAGTGGCAGACAAGGCAGGCAAGGCAAGAAATGACCAAACAGGTAAAAGCGCCTTCCGAGTAATGAGACAGCCACCACCTTTGGGTCTTGGTCTTCCACTAAGGTCTACCACTGACCCAATCAAGGTTGACATCTTGAATGGTGTGCAGCGGTTGAAACGTGCATTTAATTCAAGACGCTACCTGATAACCAAGGAAGTTTGGGAACGTGGTGAGCGTGTGACAGGTAACAGCATAAGGAAGGCTTTGCTGTCTTATGCTTGGGATAACAAGGAACAACCCAAGAAAGATGGAAGAGAAGACCCCCTTGATGCTTTAAGGTATGATTGCATTATCTTTAATTGGAATGATGTTGCAGTCGACCAAGGCTATAAGCCAAGGGGTGGTGGAATAAAGACAAGAGAAAAAAGACGTGTTAATGTTGGGGGGTCAAAAGTAAGGAGCTTTTAATGGAACTCATAGAAACCAAGCTGGCCATAGTTCTTCTTGACCTTATTGGGTCAACCAAGTTTGTCCAACGTGCTGGTGCTATGAAAGCTGCCAAATGGTTGCAATACCATGACAGGCTTACACGTTCCCTGATTCTCAGGTTTAATGGTCGAGAGATAGACAGGTCAGATGGTTTTTTACTTTCATTTGAGCGGCCTGTTGATGCTGTCAACTTTGCTTTGCACTACCAACAGCACATACCACCAAAGACCAAGCTACAATGTAGGATTGGGATTCATTGGGGGATTGTGGTGGAAGTCAAGCAAGATGAAATTTACACCTTGGGCGGTGCAAAGCAAGTTGAGCTTGAAGGGGTAGCTAAGAACATAGCAGCCAGGACCATGTCACTTTGTGGAGCTGGTCAAGTTCTCTTAACCCAAGAAGCCATGAAGGCAGTCAAGCACAGAACGAACAGGTTTACCCCAAAGGGAACTAGGTATGCTTTGGCGGGTGAATACAGGTTCAAAGGTGTAAGAGAAACACAAATCATCTACACAGTTGGTTCAACCATTGAAAGTCTCCAACCACCCAAGGGAAGTGATAAAGTCAAGCGTCTTGGTGGACCTAAGCGAATAAAAAGCAGAATGAGAGACAAGAAGCTGAGAGAGTGGTTATGGTTCTTATTGACCAGGACAGCACTTGTTTTTATTTGCTGCTTAGTCACCATGGTTGGTCCTACTTTACTCGATAAGCATAAACGTCTTATGAGCGGCCTTGAGATGTGGTTTGGTTGGATTGATCCTATAGCAGAGCTGATTCAAAACATAATGGAGTTGATACCATGAAAGATGAAAAGAAAAAGAGTCATGTTGAATTCACCAAAGATCAAAAAGCAAGGCGTGGCTGGTGGTTCTCAGTCTTCTTCTTAATCTTGGTTGTGGCCCTTATTTTATTCCTGACCTATGTCAAGATAGTTGATGAAAACAGAGATGTGCTAGTTGGAATACTTGGTGTTATCACAGGCAGTATTTCAAGCATGGTGGCCATTGCAAGCGGTCGTGATCCTTCAGAAGTAGAAGAGTTGAAGGATAAACTAGCAAGTGCAAATGCAGACAGAGAGGCCTTGATCGCAAGACTTCGTGATGCACAAATCCAAATGCAATTAAAGACTGACCAGCTTATGGAACTTCAGACAGCGGTCATAGATAAGCTGTCCATGTTTGCCAATCAACACCCGATCAAAACACAAAGTGAAGAGCAGGTTATCTTGCACCCAAAGGTCGAAGAATGGATTCCCAAAAATTAATTTTAAAAATAATATCAAATTTATTTGACATGAACCTTAAGAGTGTATACATTGTCTACATAACCACATGACACAAACCAAAACACACAGGAGAAAGCAAGATGATTCACTACCGAACAATCAAAGGCGATATTTACTCACCAAAGATTTACCGTTCTTTTAATGCAGCACGAAAGCAAGCGAGGTCTAACGGTGAAGACGTTATTGCTTTTTCATCTAAAAAAGCTGCTCAAGAAATGTCTGACATACACCTTGTTGTAAAACGTCAAGAACCAAAGATTTTAACAGCTCAAAATATTGTTTCCTATGTTGAATCTTGTGATAAAGCAAGAGCACTTGGAAACTATGAACGAAGAGCACCAGAAAGAGCAAAGATTGAAGCAGAGTTTGTACTTTCATTGTTTGGCTTTGATGAACTTGGAAGAGCTATTGAATCAAAGCAGTATATGAGCGTGTCAAGAAAATGGGTAAGGTTTTCAGCGCCAATCCTTTTAAACAACAAAAAAGTTACCAAGAAGACACTTCTTAAAGGACTTGCTCAATAAGAGAAAGTTTTAAGATTAAAACCAACCAACAAACCAACCAAGAAAACAAAGGGGCTAACAAGCCCCTTTTTTTATGCCTGGAAAATAGCCCAAGGCCATATTAAACTTGTCCTAGATTCATTGATAGAAATGAAAAGACCTTGGGCTGCCTTCATATATCACTTGATTTTATACTGAACAACCTTTTATTGATAAATTATGTTATAGGTGCTTATATGATATAAAGAGACACCAACACACTAGTGAGTAGCCAATGGATCAACAAGGCAAAGATAAGACACCAAGACACCTTCGTGCTTTGTCTCCTAGGTTTGTCACCAAGGGGATAACAGGAACACAGCTTGGTGGTGGTGTCATCACAGGCAAAGAAAACAATCCACAGCTTACGGGCCTTAATTGGGTAAGTGAAGCTGAAGAGATGTTAAGGACTGACCCAATAGTAAGAAGGTCTTGGCACATGCTAAGACAAACTTTGTTAAGTGCTACTTGGCGGTTCATACCAGGAATTGAAGATGACCCTGTCTCTGAAAAGTTAGCCAACTTTGCAAATGAAGCCTTTGGCTTTGATGGTTATAGCGGCCAAATGTCAGTATCTTGGGAAGACCAGCTGTCTTACCTGTTCGAGTTCATACCACTTGGTTACAGATATGCTGAAGAAATCTATCGTGTTGGGTCTGACTGTGAAGGCAAGGTTAGAGTATGGCTTGACCTTTATGCAGACAGAGAACCAAGTGCCCACCAAAAGTGGTTAAGTAGAGACAACCAACATCTTGATGGTGTACTACAAAACACAGTTGGCTTGACTTACACACCCGAACCAATCCCAGCAAACAAGTTGCTACTGCTCACCTTGAACAGAACAGGAAGCAACTTTGAAGGGGTAGGAATGTTAAGGCCTGTTTGGTGGTGGTGGAGAACTAAACAACGTGTGTCTAATCTCATGTGCGTTGGTCTTGACCGTTGGGCGGTTCCCACACCAAAGGTGAAAGTCGACCGCTCCAAAGCTGAGGAGCTAGGCTTAACAGATGGTGACATTGATGCAATGCTTGATGATGCCGAAGCACAAGCCCAAAGTTTTATAAGTGCAGAGCAAAGCTATTTGGTAGAAAATGGTGCTGTGAGCTTTGACACTTATGCAGTGCAGCCTAACTTATATGCAAGTGGACCAATAGACATTATCACCAAGTGTGATGGACAAATCAGTGCAGCCTTCCTTACTCAGTTTGCAGACCTTGGCAACACTGAGACAGGAGCAAGAAGTGTTGGTGAAGTTCATCTGTCTGTTTTCAGAAGGGCAGCCATCAACCTTTGTGACCTTGTAGCTAGTCAAGTCAGTGGAGTTGATCGAAGGGGCGGTGGAACTATTGG